ATAATCCACGTCTGCCCATTCGGTGCCGTTGTTTTGGATGGTGATGGTCTGGTACCCGTCTTGCTGCACACCGTCAAATTCAAATTCGCCGACAGAGTACGCTACCCCGTCCGGGATAAGCCATGTGATTGTGCCTTTCCCAAAAATCGCAACCTGTGTTATATCAAAATTGCCGTCAGGGACAGCATAAAAATAGCGATCCGGATAATTCCCAAACACAAGCCTTTTCGGCTCTGTGACGTTTAGGATTTTCTGAATCGCGTCATAGCTTGCTAAGATGTCTCCTTTAATTTCAAATGGCATTTCAAGCGTCTTTGATTTATATGTTGTATAGCCAAAATCCTCTCCTTTTGCACTTTCTGCTCCGTCAAGGAGTCCCGACTCTCTATTTACTCCACTAAACGGAGAGAACCCGGACAATACACTTAAGTATCGCCCGAGTTCCTGATCGTCAAATTTTACTGATAGGCTCAATTTCTATCCCCTCCTAACATCTTCCGAAAACTTGAATTCTTTTCTATTTGTTTTTCCATTGGTGTTGCAAGTACTCTGGATGTCTCCACGGAATCAATTTTATTGATAATTTCAAGCGGCCGGTTTGCGAGTCTGGATAATCGGTCTACCGCGTAGAGTAGCTCACTATTATCTGTCGTTCTGACCGCTGATCTGGAAGCGACATATCCACTTGCTGTCGGGCTTGCAGACGTTGTAACACCAAGAGCAGCTCCCTGTATCCGGGACACCATCTTGTTTGCCTGTTTTTCCATGTCTTTGTATGGGATATTATCCTCGAATCCAACCCCTATACCGAGAGCCATGTTTTTCCCGACCTGATCCCTAAATACACGGGACGGGGAATGGATCCCAAGTTTGCTTTTAACCCAATTCAAGGCATCTGTAGCAGCGCTCACAGCGGCATCTACTAGCTGTCCGGCTGCAGAAGCGACACCGGATGCAATTCCCTTTATGATGTTAACTCCAACGCTGATCCAATCTACACTCAAAAAAGCGTCTTTTATCGCAGAGATGATCTGCGGTATTTTCCCAACCAAGTTTGGTATTGCTCTAATCAAACCAGAAGCTAACTCTCCGATAATTTTAATCCCAGTGGATAAAATCTGCGGAAGATTACTTGCGACGCTGGCTACAAACCGCGCTATCGCCTGAGCCGCAGCGGATACGATAGCCGGCAAATTGTTTATAATTCCATCCACAAGTCGTAAAATCATCTGGACACCGGATTGCAATACTGACGGAAGTGATGACAAGAGTCCATTTACAAAATTTGTAATTACCGCCGCTCCCTGCGTAATCAACTGTGGGAGGTTTTGCAGGATGCCAAGAGTAAGTTGCGTTACAATCTCAAAGCCTTTGGTGAGCAGTGTCGGAATCCCAGTTGCAATTCCAAGCAAAAACTGGTTCAACAGTTCCATTCCAGCAGAAATAAGCAACGGAGCATTTTCAATTATTCCGGTAAATAGTCCATTTACAATGTTTCCGGCAGCCTGAATCATACCGGAAACGCCATTTTCCTCAAATCCTTGCGTAAGCTGCTCAATCGCACTGATCGCCGCTGGCAATAACGATTCCGTCAGTCCATCAGATATAGGCTTAACAATTTCACCTAAAAGCTGTTGTGCGTTGTCCTTTAATGTGGAGATCAGACCGCTAAACGTCTGACTCTGCTTTTCCATGCTCTGGAAATACTTTCCACCCTCAGATGTTGCTCTCTGCATGGAGGCGGTAATCTCATCCACAGAGATTGTCCCTTTGCTGATCCTGTCATACAAGGATGCCATTGACTCCCCTGTACTCTCGGAAATCTCCTGCAATGGGTTAAATCCAGCTTCAATCATCTGCTTGACATCTTCCAGAGACACTTTTCCGGCGGATGACATCTGTCCGTAAGCAGTAGCAATTCTGGACATTTTTTCGGCAGAGCCTTGTGAAATATCACCGAGCATCATCATACTGTCCATAGCTTCGTCTGCGCTAAAGCCATAGTTCATTAAGAGCTGTGTAGTATCTGCCAAGTCTGGAAGTTCAAACGGTGTCTCCGCTCCAACTTTCTTTAATTTGTCGATTACTTCCGCAGCCTTTTCTGCGGATCCAGTCATAACCTCAAATGATGTCTGGTAAGACTCTATGGATGCATTGTATTTTACTCCGGCTACAACACCAGCTCCAAGCGCAGCCGTCACAGCGCCAACCGCAGCAACTGCCACTCCCGCACCTTTCTTGGCTATTCCACCAAGTTTAGAAATTCCGGAATTAAATCCGGATTCATTTATTTCCGTATCAAATTTTAATGAGCCATCATAACCCATACTATCCCTCCTTTATGGATAGCACAGGCTCATAGGCTCACTTAAGTGCTTTATTTCTTAATTTCTATTTCTTCCTTACAAGTCCGACATTTTACGTAGATACCGTGGCTTTTGGCTGTATTGTCTGCAATAGCAAGTTTGCAGCCGCACACAGGGCATCTAATCCAATCTCTGACTAATATTGGTTCTTTTTTCATGATTCACCTACATAAAAGCGTCACCGATTTCAAAATCAGTCAATTCTTCCTGTTTTAACTCGATCAGTTTTTTAATTTTCTGGATTCTCTTTTTCTCTTCCGGGTCTTTAACTTCGCTCAGATCAATCCCTCTGTACATAATTCTTTTCTTGATCTCATTGTCTTCTGATAATCCATCAAAAAGCATCCTGAATTTCCACCAATGCAGATATTTAATATCAATCAAGTCAATCCCGTAATCGCGCAAAAATGCTGATAATATATAGGGATAATCGATGGAAAAGGAAAAAAGATTCTTCTGCCTCACTGTTCCGGTTTGACTGGCTTCTCCGTCTGAAAAATCAGCACTCATAAAGTCGCATAATGCGTCAATTGCAGGCTGCGATATTTCGACATCGTCGAGAAAATACTCACTCAAAATCAACAGCTTATCCACGGACTTAACATCTTTATCTTTTATCATATCCAGAAGAGAGATATAGTCCCGAAAATCGGTTCTGATTCTCAAGGCTTTCCATTTACAATTACCGATGTCGGGAGTGATTCATAGAAGAGGTTCATCGGTTCTTATTCGCCCCTCTCCTAGCTTTCCTGTTTGGTGTATATTTGTTTACCATACTGTTATATCTGGACTGCTCGCTGTTCCGGAGATCAAACAAAGAATTGGCTGCTTTAACTCTCATGTCCATGCTGTTTTTTCCTAGAAACATTTTTTCGCTTGTTCCGTCTCCGAATAATCGGTCATAGAAATCATTAAAAACCTTGCATTGCGCCCTCGTAATCTCGGACACTTTTCCAACTTTCGGTACTTTTTCGGATTCCTCAACCATTTTTTCGTAGCAGCCCTCGAATTTCTCCATAAAATCTGCGTCTGTAAAATCGATGTCTGTTTCAAAATTATTAAATTTCCACTGGCTCATCGGCTCACTCTCCTTTTCTTTCATTCAACTGCTGCGTAATCGCCTTTGGTGTAAGTCACTGTCTTGGATGTAATATCCACCTCTGTAACATATCCCTCTTCGATGTCGGACACGGCTTTCAGCGATCCGTTATAAACCAATGCGTCCGTTCCATCTCCGTCCGAATCCGGGATAACTGCGTAAGTTCTCTTTGTTGCGTAACACTTGTTACCTTTCGTGTTCTTTTTGTAAAAATCCACCGTGACCACTTCCACATGTGCATCATCCGCAACTTTCTCTCCATCATGGATTGCCGCAATGCGCTCATGTACCGGATTGCCCACGTACATATCGAAGGAGTATTCTGTAGCCGGAGCATATCCAACTACATCTGATCTTTCCGTACTTTCATCCACGTACTGTCTGGAATACTCTTTCGGGTTTTTCCCGTTTGTCATGGTTGTAAAATTCGTCATTCGCTCGAATTTTGGCGAGCTTCCAGTAGCGTCCGTGTTCATGAATGCCACACGCAAATGTCTGCCGACTAATTTTGGTGCTATTACTGCCATACTTATACCTCCTGTGCATAGATTAAGCGGCACTCAATACGATACTTAGCTTTTTCCTCGTTGATATCGTACAAGTAACCACTGTTTAAAGTTTCAATTGATATTGGGCTTTTCTTTTCTTCGAGTTCCGGAAGATTATCATTAAAACTCTGCTGTTCCAACCACTCTTCGAAGCTCTGGAAGAATCCACTGTTTTCGATATTGATTCTTGCGTCCTGATCGTATTCCTCTTGGCTCGTAAATGCGAATTGGAACTGTTTCTTTGACCCACCGTCCATGTATCTCTGGATAATCGGATCGCACGGAAGAGGGTCAACAGAGTACCCCATATCCGTTCCAATATAGTCCACATTCACACGACCATCACTCAGAAATGGGCATGTGAGAATATATGATCTTACGCTGTCAATGAGATTTGACATACTTAGCCGCTCCTTTCAGGATAGAGTCTTTGTGACGGTTTTTCATGCGCTCAAACCATCGTGATTTTTCCTTGTGCTCGTAATATTGCCTACGTGCGTAAGGTGCAATCTGGTTGATTTCTCCACTGCCAATCACGGTGCCAAGTGTTGCTGACTTAACCAGTACTCCTGTCCGTCTTGGAGTCTCCGGGTTCATACGCCGGATGCACTCAGAATCAACAAACTCCTGTGCGCTTGCGAAACCAGATTCCATATTCGGTTTAAAGCTCGGATTCCAGTCAAGCCTTGCAGACACTTTTCCACTGCCGGACGCTTGCGTGTATATCGTACCTCGCGGTGTCTCAATCTTAAATTCCTTCTTTCCTTTCGCCACTACACTCCCACCACCTTTATATGCGGATTGCCGCCAAAAGTATTGTAGTTTGCAGATGTAATTCTAGTCTTGTCCAGTCCGTCCAAGTCCTTAACCGTCTGCATGTCAACCTTGCAATCACCTTTTACAAGGTAATCGTCTTTCTTAATTTTCACGCTCGTATCCGGAATTCTGACCGTGTAGGTGTCTGCTTGCTTTAACCCATCTGTCGTGATCTGCGACTTTTCGTTTTTGTACCACCATATCTCCGGGATATACGTTCGCTCCCACTCATCCAGTCTTGTTTCCGGATCATACTGTCTGTGGTATATCGTAGCATCTGTATTGGTCAGCATTCTTCCACCCCCGCATAGAGCAGACCTGTCGGTTCCAAGTATAGTTCCGCCGCCTGACACGCTTTCCGGCATGACAATTCTTCTGATGTCTCATCAGCTAATTTTTCTTGTACATAGCTTACGGAATATCCATCCGTACTCTCCGATGCGATCTGTCTGCCACTGTTATTTTCTCGGCTTTTTTCATCCGAAATCAGTACATCACAAACTGCACATACAGCAAGTTTCACCTCTTCCATTTCCGTGCAGTTGTCTGCACGCCCAAAGGTAATCCTCCGAACGTGGGCACTTGCTTTCACGATCTGCCTTTGAAATTCTTCTTCTGTGGCTTTTCCCTTATACTCCGTCATATAGAAGTTATAGTCCGCATACAAATTCATTCAGATCAACTCCTACTCCACAGCAGTGTGCACATAGATGGCCACTTTTTTGTTGTCTTTCGCCTCTGCGATACCTACGGTACGATATCCGAACTTCCAAGCATCTGCATCCTGGTTTGCATCCGGTGTGATAATCTTAGATACAGTGTGCTTCTGATTCTGGATTACTGCATTCTTGTCAACAATCAAGAAATCAATCTTCTTACCGCCTGTTGTTGTAAAGCCGCCGGCTCCAGATGCTGTCAACGTGACTTTGTCGAAAAATCTTCCCTCAGGAACTTCAATCACTCCAGCCCAGCCTTCCAGAACTTTCTTGGATGCCGTTGTATCAAGGTCCTCAATATCCCCTTTGAGTGCGGCAGAGATATACAGATAACAGGTTTCCGGCTTTGCCTCCGCATTTTTAATAGCAGTCTTGCCTTTTCTAATTGCTGCAATTCCGGCTTTCGCATCTGCAATCGCTGCTGCCACTTTATTAGCAGATGGTGCGTATCCTGCATAAGATGCAAGTCTCCAAGCGTCAAGCTCCGGAACAACCTGTGTTCTCAAAAATTCTCCAGAAAGACGTCCGAAGGCAACACCTGCAGACTCGATATTGTCCATAGCGTCCACAGTGAACATACGGCCTCGATCATAAGTACATTTCTTGGTCTCGTACTCAAGTGTCACGTCACCTGCAACATATCCTGTCTGCTTATTGTAATTTGCAAGACCGGACATCGTCATTTTCGGAATCAAAATTTCATTTGCGTTTGCACCCTCTCTCACAAGCTCATTCGGACCATCCAAAACCGCTGTCAAAGATGCCAGCTTGTAAACTTCGTCCAACATCGTAGAGTATGCTTTTCTTAATGCAATTGTGTTCGCCATATCTTATTACCTCATTCTTTCAAAATTATTTTTCTGCCGGAAGCCCCATGGCCGCTCTGATTGCTGACATATTATCTCCGCCAACATCAGCACCGCCTCCTGTTGCTCCGACTGCGTTCATGAATGGTTCATTAGAACCAAATAAATAAGCATCAGATTCCTTTACGGTTTCCAATGCTTTTTTGATGTCCTCAGACTGGTTTTTCGATTCTTTCAAAGCATCCATATCAAGCATAGCCATGACTGCTTTTTCGTTGCGACCGCCGGCTGTCTTGATCGCTTCTTTGATCGTGTCGGAAAAGATGCGATCCGCTTCTTTTTCGGCATACTCAGCATCCTTGTCTTTCAGCTGTTGATTCAGTTTGTTGATCTCGCCCTGCATAGCTGCTGGATCAACATCTTTAAACTTTTCCAGAGATTCCGTTGCAGTCTCAAGCTGACTCTTGTAATTGTCACGCTCACCCTCTGCTTTGGTTGTCTTTGCCTTTTCAGCGGCAATGTCTTTCCCGTTCTCTGCCATGATCTTATCAATAGCATCCTGTTCCAATCCGAGTCCTTTTAAAAATTCTGTTTTCATGTTTCCGATCTCCTTTCGCATTAGGTAGTTTTAGGCGTGTTACCAACCGCCACGAATTGACTGTTTAAGGTCTCATCTACTGACCAAAAGGCATAAAAATAACACATATCTCTATGTGCTAATCTCCTACTTATTCAATTTTTCCGCACTTTACACAACGCCTAACATATCCCTTTGTAGTCTTGTTGTAGTGCTTGCAATACTTGTGTTTGCAGAATTTCTGCTTTAACCATCTGATAAACATATCTACTCCTAAAGTAACGCCTGTACCTGCTCTTTTAAGCTCTCCGGTACATCATCAATCGTCAAGTGTCCGCCTTTAATTCTGTTCGCCAAAAACTGTGCCATCATTTCACCTCCGCTTCCATCGTTGCAAGTATAAGCTCCTGCACCGCCTGATCTGTGACTTCCTGTGCCGCCTGTGTTGCTTTCAAGTCTTTCTGCAATTTCCCGTAGGCGCTCATACCATCATCCACTGCTTCATACTCTTTGATTACGTTCTCTTCTGTCTCCGTATATCCAACAAAGACAAGGTTGCTAAATCCCTCTGGTTTTTCCTCCTTGAGTGGCTTGTAGCCCTCTTTCTTGATGGAGCTGATTCTTACAGTTCCGTTTTCCATGATTTTTGCGTAGTTCATATCATATCTCCTTTCGATACGTTACTTTAATATCTGGGTCAAGTTCCCCTCCGTCCACTGTGATGACTGTTGTTGGATAGTAGGTTTTTAAGTTTCGGACAGCGTCTTGTTCGGATTGTGGGAGGGGAACGAATTCTGAGTTTTTCGTATGGTATAGCATTTCAATTGGATTTTCATCGATAAACTCTTTCCATTGTTCCAATGTCGTTACGTTCTCATTTGGCGCCCTGAAAAATTTATCTCCAGAGGTATAAGTAGGGTGGTCACTATAAATACATCGTTCGTTTGCGTATTTAATATCATACGCAGGATCTTGTATATTTCTATATGTTTTACAAAAACTAGCACCTTTTCCTCCGTATGCATCAATGATAGTAGTTGCAAAATATGAATTTTCTGGTTTGTTGCTGTGCAACCACTTTATTTTAGTTCCATCGAGTATCATTTTAGAACTCTGATACAACCACCCGATCTGTCCGTCCTGCTCAACCAGTTTATCCCATTTTGTAATAGGACGGTCGGAAGTTAAAACAACCGACTCTTTCTCAGTATACGGAGAACTTATATCAACTTTTTTAATAAAGTCATATGCAACATAAGCATTATCGGTATTAAGAATGTTAGCATTAACTCCTTGGTACAAAAATAATCCATCTACGGTCACAGTGAATGTATAACCTCTATATAATGAGTTCGGCAATCTACAGATACCGCTTACAACGCCAGTGCTGCTAATCGGATATCCTCTGGAATTATAATAAGCATAAAGTTGTACAGAATTAGCAAATGTTCTTTCTTCATTCAATATACCTACATTCACAACAGCAGATTTTACATCAACATAAATTCTATACGTTTTACCTTTTTCTAATGGAAGAGGTCTTATTTTGTCGGCATATGAACCTTTTTGCAAATAGCCACAGTTACTTACCTTCACATCCACTTCATACTTCTGCTTCTCATCATTCCACTTTCCGACACTCTTGATTTCCTGCGGATATTCTGGGCTTGGGGATGGTTTACCGCCTGTATAGGGTTCGTAGGAATCCAACTCAGTCTCCCCCCTAATCATCGGTAGAATTTCTAGCGGGTTTTCTGTTTCTATTCTGACCTCAATAGTTTCTTCTTTATCAATTTTAAAATTAAACTTGTTAGTAGCAGTCCATCCATTCGTAATGTTGCTTTTGTCTTCGTGTAATATATACAAGTTCTTTGACGTTTTTGAGCTATATACATAGTTTCCAATCTGCAATTTGAGATTTGTCTTGCTTTTTCCCTCTGCATAGATCGAAAATTTGTCCGGAAGCAAATTCTTCCCAGTAGTCTGCACCTGCTCCGTCTTCCCACCAAGCTCCAACCTCTCAAGCGGCGCATCCAAGCTGTTCGGCAGTACCAGCATCCCTGTACCCTCTAGCTCTACCCTGTCGTAGTTCGGTGGCTGTGGAGTGGAGACACCCAGAGGGCAGATCATATCCACTCCTATGATTCCTGTTCCGTCTACCATTTTAAGCATTGTACTTCCACTCCTTTTTCTGAGGTTGCTGTGGGGATGATTTGGACGATGTTGCTCTTCCCACCGCCGTAAGAGCCATACTGCAATCTTTGTGCTGTCTGTGCCGGAATCAGTACGCTCTGCTCTTTTGTCGCATCTTTTTCAAGTGATGCATACACATCACCATCCGTAAAATTCTTAACCAGAAATTCGGATGATGCTGTCTCAAATTCAAAAATCAATGTTGCTTCCGCTGTCGGCTGTCTGATTACTTTTACTTTACTCATTTCTACCTCCTAAATCGTTTTGGTACTGGTGCCACTCTGCCGCGCATATCGTAATAGATGCGCTCTCTTTCTTGTTGTAGACCCATTTTCTTGCAAAATCTGGTGTATTCTCCAAGCTGTCCTTGATATTTTGCTTTCGCAAGCATCACATCGTCTGGATCAGCACCACCCTGTTTTAGTAGCACAGCCTTTTCTCTCTGCGCCCTCATAGCGGTTTCCATTTTCCTCTGTTGCTGTCTGGCTTCGTATAAGGTGTATTCCTTGCCGTTAAATGTTTTAGGTATACTTTCCTTGCGGTTCTGTTCTGCAAGCCATGCATCAGACCAATTCCGCTCCGAGATGCCTTTTACAAAAGGGTAATACTCATGGTAACAGTTTGCTCCAAGTAGTCCGGTAACTGTTCCAAGACCGCACACTGTAACAAGTTCTTTCTTACTCCATACCTTGCCTTGCCAAACAGCGTGTGATGGTCTTGCTCCGGCGTGCCACGCAATCTCAAAATGTTCCGTTCCTAACTTCTCGGCGTTCATTTCCGTGATTTTTCCAGTAAGCTGTGATACTCCTGTCATAACCGCTCTCCTTGCCGCCACGTCTACCCTGCTATGCCACCCAGACGCGTAGTCAATACTCCTGAGTCCGCTGTTGGTGAGTTGCGTGACTACCTTGCGAATCATGGTATTATAATCAAATGCTCCGTAAACAACGCCTGCAATAACCTTATCCAGATATCCTTGGTAGATGTCGGATAATGGAGTCATGACGAGCCTACCGCCGCCGTAATCCACATAAAATCCCATGGACTTTGTGACGTTCCGCAGATCGTCATTGCTCTGCTGGATAAAGCCATCTGCAAGCTGTTGCAACTCCTTATTATCCTCGTAAGGGATATATTCTGCATTGACCTGTTCGTATATGTCTTTGTTGCGGACATATTCCCAATCAATAACCTTGTCATACAGCTCAAACACTTCCGGATAGGACAGGTTCAGCGTGGTTTTTATCATCTTTTCGATGTCCTCAGAAGAGTACCCGATGATCTGCAACCGGTTAATCTGCCAGTCTGCCGTGCTTGTAATTTTTCCGGCTTTTTTGATTCTGCGAACAATGTCCTCAAGAATCATCTGTTCCAAATCAAGAAAATGCTTCTCGATCTGTCCGGATAGTCGTTTCTTGTAATCCTCTTTCAATTAGATCACTTCTCCATCTAAGATTTTTCTTGCTTCGTCTTTTTCGATTCCAATTGCTGTCGCGATCAAATTCACTGCCTGTCCCTCTGTCAGCTCTCCGGCTGTGTATTGAGACATAATAGCAATAAGACTCTGTGTTTGAGCACCATTTAACGTTTTACTTTGTACTTGTCCCCCCCTAAGTCTGAAAACATCTGATCGTCCATGACTTGGTTCTGTTCCGGCAACATCTTTTTCGCTGTGGCTTCGTCCTCGTTGTACCATTTCATTCGGTATTCCAAGTGCGACATCACGCCCATACTCACGTCCTGTCTGTCCTGCTGACGCTCTGTTTCCTCATCGGTCAGTATGGAATCGTTGAATTTGCAAGAGAACTCATATCCCGAATTAAGCATACTGTTGTAGAATGCAAGCCCTGCGGCAAAGTCCTCTAAGCAATCGTATAAGTTGTTCTGGATTGCCGTTACCCGGTTGTATTTACGATTCTTTGATGCTTTGATTTCCGTGGCTGTTTTTGCCACTTCCTGCGCATCTGACAGGTCTCCATAAGCAAGACCTACAGAAAACTCAATCTCTCGCTTGTACTCTTCCAATCCACGCTTAAAGGCTTCGTCCCTCATTTCTGGGGAGTATTCTTTCAGGAGTTCCTGATCCTTTCCGGTATCCAGATTCATTCCTCGGTACAGTTTGTTTTTAAGTTTCGGTAGTCCAAACTTGCCAGTTGCCTTGTCTTGTTTCAGAGCCCTGTTATCCACATGGATAGCACGCTCGCCCGATTCGTATTCCCAGTCAAGTCTTGCTCCCTGTGTATCCGCTTTTCGAATCAGTTCAGTGGCTGACTCATATACCGATACACCACAAGCAGAACCATCCACCTTGTTTTTGATTGGATTACGGTAATACCCAAAGTCCATACGGTTCATTCCTGGGTATGTAATCGGTCCGGGTAGGATATTCTCCCATTCTTCCACCGCTTCTAGGCTGCATGGAAGACCGATATCATTCGCTGTCTGGGAGTGGAAGCACTTGTTTTCTATGGTCAGATTCCTGTCGATGAAATAGTGCCGTTCAAGCCTTGTGAAATAATCAGCGTCCCCAACCTTTTTTACGGTCAGAAATGCAATATCATTCGGCTTTCCATCATCCCCAAAACTGATCGGGATGATCTTGTCGGCTGAGACAAATTCAGCAGCTGATTCTCCCAGTGGTTTCAAAACAAATGACCCAAGCGCAAGCCCTTCTTGCAGGTTTTCATTCAGACTCGTGATATTCTTCTGATAGATCTTGTCCAGACGTTCATTACTTACATTGGTTTCCATTTCCACAAGAGCGCAGTCCGCAAACTCTCGGCAAATTCCGTCTTCAATCCCAAGAGAAACAATGCTGTCAGAAATCCAGTCCGCATCCCCATTTAACATCTGCCTCCAGCTGTTGATTGCATCTATCATGTCGTTGGATAGTGCGATATCCTTGCCGATGATCTGTTTTAATGTCGTATATCCAAACATTCTCATGATTCCTTTCCATAATCTCTTAATTCCATCAAACATCTTCCACCTCTTCGATTAGGTATTTCATATCACGTTCAATCGTGTATTCAAATGCATCCAGGCTGTCAATGTCAGTGCTGCCGTCATCCAGACGTTCATCCTTCCCAACAGCTTCTTTGTTCCAGACCGCATCTGAAAAAGCGGTTTGCAGAGATTCGCAGTCTTTTGTAATAAAAAACCGCCCAGCCCCCATGAGCTTGACGGTGCATCTGATCCTGTCGTTGATTGGTCTTTTCTTTGCTGGTTTGACAGCGATCCACGGAAACTCCTTTTCCACAGCGTTACGGATAGAATTACCAAGCACTGTCTCTGCATTATCCCAGAATACGGACTCTACGTTACAATACTGCACGTAATCACCTCTTTTCACGCATACCGAATATTGTTCTATTACTTCTCTGATAAATTCGCAAAACAACTCATTCAACCTATTGCTGTCGATGTCTTCTTTTTCATCTTTCGCCGTGATTCTACGTGATTTTAGCGCAATTACATCTCTGTAATTATCCGTATATCCTCTCGCGATAAATGAATGACCAGATTGATTACCACCAAAATCCAAGCCGATCTCGATTGATGTGATATCCTCTTTCCGAAATTGCTTATACTCTGATTCCTGCGAGAGACTATCCACGATTTCGCACCGGAATGCTTCTGGATTGTCAGCAAACCGCTTGTAGATCGACCCGTCAGCTCTTTTCCACAGGCCAAGAATAAGACGGTCATAGTAGATTGTCCCATCGTACTCTTTGCAGAGATCCTCAACAAATCCAGGATTTAGGAATGGATTATCGAATATGGTGTACTTTTGCAGATATATATCTAGCTCCACATTGTCTATAAACTCTTTCAACCAATGCGTTGGATGCTCTGGGTTGCAAGCTCCATCAAAACAGGAATACGGTTTATCAAGACGGGACTTTAACATCTGGAAGACTTCTTTGTTCCATTTTGCAATCTCATCCCCGTAACAATACTTGATGGACGCTCCCTGTATCTTTGCGACTTGACTGACCTTTTCTGCACCGAGACAATAAACATCCTCTCCGCACACCCTTGCCACATTCCGGTTGTTAATGTTCCCGATTAGATCACTGGTATAGATCTCTCTCATCGGTTGGAGCACGTTTCGCTCAATGGATTCTTTAGAGACTCCCATTATTACATTTAAGCCGGGGAGTCCAGCTCTATCTCGGATTCTTTTCGGAACAATATAAGCAGTATCTACAAAAGACTTTCCAGAACGAACCGCACCAGATTTAATATTCCATCTGTGCGTTGCATTCATTATGTACTCATTCTGCTTTTTGCTTAGCTGCATTGTCATGCAATCCTTTCAAGATTTCATCCAGCTTCTCAATCGCTGTCCTATCTTCATATTCCTGCTTATCTCTCCACTTGTCCGGTTTCCGGTTCTTTAACCAGAAGATCTGGGCTGTAGTGTCAGGCGCTACTTGCTTTGTGACCTTTTTCGTAGTTTTCATCTCATCGAGTTCCGGTATGTATTCTCTGGTCGTTTCCGTGTACTCATATCCAAGCGCACGTTTTAGCAAAGCATTCTCGACTTGACGATCAACGACCTCTTTTCCTCTTTTTAGGGTGTCCGAAATGTCCGAATACTTGTCTTTCCAGCTATTTAATGTGCTTCTGGAAATCCCGATATTATCTGCAATCTGCTCATCCGTCAGACCATCTCTCGCCCATCCCTCTATCTTTAGCAAGCCTTCCGGCTCTAGCCACTCTTGATATTTACCTTTTGCCATCCGACTCACCACCTTTTAAGCATAATAAAAGCACCCATCTCTGGATGCTAAGAATTTAGGACTACTGCTATGAAAATTACAAACGCCAACAAAAACCAAAATAACCAAGTACACAATCAAAATTTATAGGAAAAAAGTAGGAACCTTGCAGTAGTCCACAACGGGTATAGCAGGACTCGAACCTACGACACATCGGTTAACAGCCGATCGCTCTACCAACTGAGCTATACACCCGTAGGATGCCTTTTATTGACATCCTTTACCCTATCCGCACTCGGGTACGCTGATTACACTAAATATAGATTGCTGAATCTATATTTGTTTGCTTTGCAGATCTGCGGATATCTGCGTTTTGGTACCAATCAGATGCAAAGCCGATCGCGCGCTTAATCATTTAAGGCCGCTCAGCAGCACACTTTACATCTAAAGCGGAGCACTTGGAATCGAACCAAGGACACAGGGCGCGACCCTGCGCGTCTACCACTGATGCTATACTCCGCATAAAAACACCGCCAGACGAGAAAGGGTGAAAGTCCGGCGGTGCCTTGAATGTAATTGAAAAGAAAGTTAATTGCTAGAGCTTAACTTTTAACTCCATGTTATACTATATATTATTTAAAACGGACAATGTGGACAAAACGGACAAACTTTTATTTTTCTTTCATCCACCTCTGAAATTCTTTTCTTGCGCTTTCCCCTGTGCAATTCCCTTTCATCTTCGCAGCTACTTCATCCCATGTCAGCCCCTGCATCACCTTAAACCGGATAATCCTCTGCATCCGGACCGGTGCTTTATTGATTACACGCTCTGCTTTTACTTTAATCAGCTTCGCGTTCCTCTTGCGCTCTTCCAACAGTTTTTCTTCCTCATCCACATTTACGGGATTCTCTACGCATCCGGAAATGTTAAAACTCTGCGGCTGATACGGAAACTCTGGATTACTGCCTGTCACCTTGTCCTGTACGATCGTCTTTCTTCTGTGCCGTCTGATGTCTTCCTCTGTTTCTTTTACCAGAGCTTTTGCATCCATGTACTCATAGATTATGTTCTTGTCCAATTCAATCACCTCCCGGGATCCGCTCTTTTATGTTGTATTTTTCTGCTATGTAGTCCACAGCGTCCTTATTCGCCCTCTCGCCGCCTTTAAAGTCACAGGCAAAGGCTTTATGCCCCTTTTGCTTTAAAGCTGTCTCACAGGGCTTTCTCGTTGCCATCTTGTGTGCTTCTATCTTTCTCACAGTGTCTGCCGTCTCCCTTCTGCGCTTCATGGTTTCTCTGGTCATGCCGTCACCTCAATCTGCTCCCCAGTCAACTCTTCCAACTTCTTCCGCATTTCCTCCACGGTCATTTTCTTCAATTCGGTGCGTTCCCAGATGAGTTCTAAGTTATAGTCCGAAAGCATATCTGTAAAGCTGCTATATTCTTTGATTGCGTAGACACCAACAATATCGAGATCTTTAAAATATCTGTCTGTCAAATCTTCTCGAAAGCAGTTTCGATCCGAATATCCATCTTCTCCGATTAATGCTTCGCTTATCACCATTTTCTTGTCACCATTTCGATGTTTCACTACCATCCCATCTCTCAAATCTGCTTTCGTAAATTCTTTGTTCGTGTAATCACTCCATTCTAAGATTTCATACCCATTGCTTTTATAGTACTGATACGGCGAAAACTCTCCTTTGATATAACATGTTTCTTCTTCGCAGGATTCGTAATTTGTCTCTTTCAGGTAGCTTTCGCCTGAACACCACTTCATCCCATGCTCATGCATTCTCTTGCAAAAATCTTTCGCTTCTTCCTCGGTCTTACAATGCACCGCAATCCTATTCTCTTTATTTTTAAATTCGTCCCAGTTAAATTTTCTCATATTTTCTACCTCACTATCTTTCGCACGATCCAGTCTAAAAAAATCACAAACAACAGTATCGGGAATCCCGCAGCCATCAGGTAATCCGCACCTTCTAGTTTTACATCCTCTTCCAATCCTGTCTTTAAAGTAATCACGGTTCCCAGTCCCAATATGTAGTAAAGGGTCAAAAATGCGATTGTGATTAAAATGTCCATGTTATTTCTCCTTGTATGGTTCTGGAAGTGGCTGCCATGCGAATATTACCCCGTCATAAATCCCATATTCGTCATACCAAAGACCATATTCATCCTCTTTTTTAAATCTCATTCTCTTTACCGGATATTCTTTATCGTCACACGTTACAAGATATATACCTTCTTTCTTAGGTATATTTTGTACTGAGTAAGGAATCCAGTCATTGTCTTTCTTTCCGTCCTCGTATCCTTTTTGATACCATTTTCTTCGGCTGCATTCTCCACAGTTTTGAACTTCATCCATGTGGGAACGAATCATATTTCTGCACCATACCAGCTCTTCATACCGACCTTGTACTCTTCCGGCTTCATAACATTCCTCACCATCCAGAAAATCATCATCTTCATTGACTGGAATGTTTTTAACCATGTTCACACGTTCTTCAATCTCTTCTAAAATCTTCTCTAGTACGTTCATTCCACATTCTCCTTGTCCACATACTTCTCTACAATATCTACTGCGCAAGTCAGCCCATAAATATAGCTTTCCAGTTCTTCTGCTGTTTTGCTCGCTCCGTGTCTTTTCTTTTCTTCCTTCAAGGTTTCGTAGGCGTCATTTTTCATGGATTCGATTTCTTCCACGATTTTCTCTAATACGTTCATACTTTATTTCTCGTTTTCCAGCGCTTCTTTCAGCACTCTTTCCACTTCTTCCGTTTCTTTTCCCCATGATTCCGCACATCTTTTTACACCTTCCGCGTAAGCTGTAAGACTCATTACTAAGTGTTCTTCCGCACTTGCATTTGTCCAAGTTCTGCATTCTCCATTTTTGCGCAATATAGTTATCATTATTTTCATCACTCTACCTCCTCATATTCCGGACACTCCGCACAATACTCATACATGTCCTTATCTGCACACTGTATATTACAAATATCGTTGTCCGGACATTCTATGCAGCAATAATCGTGTCCGCATATACTTGTTAATTTACATTTTCCCATCATGATTATTCCTTTCTCAAATCTATCCTCTGTCCGCAATTCGGGCAGTGATCATATTCATCGTAATCTACTTCATACCTTGTTCCACAGTTCGGGCATAACCATTCGTCCCATACAAATGTTCCGTCTGGCGCATATCCGTCCCCTTCATATGTTGGCTTCTTCGCCGTATCCCGTTCTTTCAGCTCATGCATCTCATTCATCAACTTCGCGCACTAGCTGTCCGCAAAATCATTCACCTTGTTATACTGATTCAAAATATCGCACACAAACCGACTCATCTTGCACTCTGCGCATTCATCTTCCAGTTCCATTGCACTTAGCTGATCTGGATACCTGCACAGGTTGTCGCAGATATGCTCCATCATTTCTGCAGTGATCCCGTCCATCCATGTTTCTTCTGTTTTCACCATTAGTCATTCCTCCGTTAAAACAAACTCATTTGTTCCAAGTCATATTCCATCTTTTTCTTCGTGAACTTCATTCCCTGCCGGCGCATCCTATTAACTCTCTCTTCCTGCTTTAGGCTCGCCATGTAGTTGTTATCAACTTCCGGCGGAGTCGGCAAGTAATACATTTCTGGGAGTGGCATATTATTCGCTTCGCATATCTCCCGTATATCATGCTTGTAGCTTATAATATGGTTTCTGATAAGATTCATGTTGCAACCATCTGTCCAGAACGGATCGTTGCATCCATGCTCTTGTATGTATTTCCAACTCGCTATCTCTCTGACTATGTTATTCACACATTTATTAATAATTTGTTCCGGTGTCTCTTTCATTTTTTTTCAGAAGCCCGGTATACCCTTGCCCCGGCCGGAGGCTGGCTCCTTTCTATTTTTCGTTTATTTTCTTCTTATTTCCTCGCAACTGCTTGCAAAGCTCTTCCCACTCAACCTCTTTGCTCCGCGTCCATCTTTTCGCTGCTCTTCTCTTCCGAATCCCAGTCTTATCCATGTACCGGATAAGATCATCTCTGGTAAATTCCGATCTCTGGATGTCATGCAAGACTTTATGGATATGCTCATCCGTGCATCCGAGCTTTACCATCTCTTCGATCTGGAACTTGTACGGATCCAGAAAGTGTGCTGGCCTACGCATTTTCAACCTCTCTTTCCAGCCACTCTTTTTGGCTCTTGTACAAATTCAGGTATTTATCACGGTTTTCTTCGTACAGATCGTTTTCTAAATCCTCATCTATTCTTGTAAGTATCATCTTGACTGCGGAGATTTCTGGTGTATCAATTTCTCCTGTTATGTTGTTCAAATGATCATTGTTCGTCATTTCCCTCTCACCCTATTCTTTCTCTTCCGCTTTGTGCTGCCGCGCGTAAACGCATCCATATTTCCGTGTCTCAATCCGGTAGACTGTTTCCTATAGACTCTAAAACCGTATCTTTTTCTGTTCATGTTTGCCTCCTAACTAAAACTTGCTTCCGGCTCTTCCTCTGGACATATTTCTCCACCTGCTTCCATTTCGTTTATGATGATTTTCGTTCCCGCTCTTTGTAATCTCAGCAACAGCATGTCAAATTCCCCAAGGTATCTCAACGACTTAATGTCTACACATCCCAAACTGTCAAGTGTATACTCTTTCTCAAAATCCCATTTCGATATCGGAATTTCCATATTCAACTTTTCATCGTGTTCGTTTTCGAAAATGATTACTGCCCTATGCAGGGAGCTCCAAGTAGATCTTTCACTCTCTTCTATTAGCATCTCGCAACTGACCGATTCGTAGTGTGGTCCATCGTCAAACTCCACTTCCAGACCAGTTGTACTGATCTTCTTTTCGCACATTGCAATCCATGCATCAAACAGATCAGTGACTTCCATTTCTTTTTCTTCCTGCTTGATTGATAATTCCTTAAAATTTTCCAGAATCTTTTTATTCTCGATACAAGCATCGGAATTTACGATTTCTGTAAGCACCGTATCCAACTTTGGAAGGTATTCCGAAAAATCATACTTCTCTATGTACGGCACCATAACTTCGTCTATTTTTTTCTTCAGTGCACTTTCTACTTTTCCCCATCTAAACGCTGATTCTATTGCCGATTCTATCGATTCCTTGAATTTATTTCTGAGGATTTCCTTTACTTCTTCCTCGGAAAGACACTCCTGTGCCATTTTTAACAATTCTTCTTTCATTTTCTTCCTCCTTAATTTGACTTCAATAACTGCTCTTCCAGAGAGTCCATGTCGTAATTTCTGCGATCAAAGTTGTTTAGGTTTCTGCTTACTGGCGGTTTTGATTGCTTTGCATCTTTGTTTTTATAATTCCCATCCAGAATCTTTGCCATATTTGCATCATTCATCATCCAATCAAATGTTGCCGACCAATTTCGGCCATTTTCCCCTTTTAGAAAATCGCTTTCCTCTGCAAGCTCAAATACCTTCTTAATGTCATCAATGGAGTATTTTCTTAATCCTGCTTTAATTGCACGTTTTCTTTTTTCAGATAATCGTGTTAAGCGAGGGAATGACACGCAAGTGGCATTATACATATCAGCTATTTGCTGATAATCTACTCTATTACCTCTTATATCTCTTTCTTTATCTTTATCTTTATCTTCTTTATCTATATCTGAAACAGCGACGTCAGACGTTCTTTCAGACGACTTGTCAGACGACTTGTCAGACGATTTTTCAATCAAAGCTCTTTGTTTGGCTCTTCTTTCCTCTTGGTACAGCCTGTCACGCTCCTTTTTTCGTTCATAAGCATCCAATGTCTGGTACTTATTCCAGTTCGGGATCGTGATTATTCCCTCCACTATCTCAATCATTTTAAATTGCTCAAACGCGTTCAGAGCCAACTTTACAGTGGATTCATTCATTCTAAAGATTGTAGTCAGCATCTTGTCTGTGTAGGGAATCTTGTCATTCATCAGGAATACACCACCGTTATTCTTTTTCCCAGCAAGACATAGCAGCTTGAACCAGACTGTTATAATTGCATAAGCATCCGGGAAACTCTCTATTAGCAATATCTTTTCATCGTCAAAGATATCCGTTGCTATCTTGATCCACTTTACCTCTCCCATCACTCATCCTCCGCAATATAGACCACCACGCAAGGCGTGTCGGAATATACCTTTTCAATCTCCAGACTGGTTACCTGCTTATCGTCTGTGTATGCGACTCCGTTCAGTCCATCCAGAATGATTTTTGTGATATTATCTAAGTCCGGCTTCTTATTCGGCTTTATTTCGCCTTTTAATGCTTTCTCCTTATTCTTCTTAGACCAGCTATCTGGAATCGGAAATTTCGCTAAAATTCGAACTCTCAGAGGGATGTCCGTGTAAAGCACGCCTACGCTCTGCTTGTAAATCCTTGCAACTTCTTTTTCGTACTTTTTATTTTCTGGTGGCGTATATGTAATGACTTTAAATCCGGCTCTGTGGAATCTTGGTCTTGCTTTTCCAACCGGTTTGCCCGGAATTGTAATTACCATTTATTCTCCTTTCTGCTCCCGGAGTTACCGGGAGACAATGAATCTGGCTTACTAAAGGTATTTGTGACGTACTACACAGCAGCCATGAACGGGTTACAATTTATAACAAGGCTCTCTACCTCGTTACCTCTTCAATTCGGACAATGATTGACGGGATTCCGCTTGTATACTCAAACTCATGCGTTGTATTCACGACATGAGTCGGATCATCGTTAACAATCACATCGCATTTCTGCAATGCGTCTTCAATCACCTTGTCCGCAAAACTGAAAACGTTCATTCTGTCCCGTTTATTTCCATTTTTAGGCTCTTTAAACGTATAGTGCAGAATGATAGGCTTATCTGTTTTAAAACGCTTTAAGCCAAGCCTGACGGCGTTACAGGCTATCATCTGATACTGTTGCTTCATTCGATTTCCTGCTTTCGGGTTCTTCCCAATCTCATGTATGTAATCATTCAGACCCGGGAAACAATGTCCTTTGTAAAATTTCCCTCTGATTTCAAAAAGATGATTGTCCATATCGTTCCCTAAATTCCTCTCGTGTATGGTTCTGCTCATAGATTGCCTGTCCTACCATCTTCGACAGTGCCATACTTACACCATTTTCGTGTATTTTCCCATGACAATCACTGCACACCGGAAGAATCAACTTGTCCTTTGTTCCGTTCTGTCTTCTCCCTCTTCCACAGATCAAATGATGTCCATGGATGTTGTATGGTTTTCCGCAGATCAAGCAGAACTCAACGTATTCTGTTACTATCGTGTCTGACTTTTTTCATTTACACTTCTCCTATCAAATTATCTGGCCAGATCGGTGATTTTAATATCTTGGTATGCTTGCACCAGTCGCAAACTTCGCATCGTATCGGGTCAATCTCTCCGTTTTTCAGAGAGAGAATCTTTGATACATTCATTTCCATTCCAGACAGACAATCATTCATCCATTCCTGCGGAATCTGAATCACCTCAATATCCGGCTCTTTTTCTTTACTAGCTGCAGCAATATAGAACGGCAGTCGCTCCCCTGTATTGATTCTCACGACCTCCTGATAGACAGCAGCCTGTATGTCATAGCCCCAAAATCTCACAAAGTCCATCAGCCCCATGTCTTTCGCATAATGCGCTTCTCTAAGGGATTTCATTACTTTCAAATCAACGATACATTTACCGGGCAAATAGCTATCAAGCTTCACTTTCCATTTCGCTCCAAACAAATCAGCTGTAAAAATTTTCTGCTTCTCTCCACTCATAAACATCATGAATAAAGGGTCTCTTTCGATTCTATTTATGATTTCTTCTGCTTTTCGGTACTCTGCCTTTAACTCTCCTTTTTTTGTAAATATTTCTGGGTTATGAGCCTTAAACAAATCAAGCGTTCCCTCGAAATGAGAATCCACATAAGACCCAACCAGAAGTGCTGTTGTTTTCTCCATTTCCCAGTCACCATTCAACTTTGCAAGTGCCTGTTCCTCACACCCAACACGTCCGATTGTTCCGCAGAAATCCTTATACTGCGAGACACTGAGATACTCCTGATTCGCTTCTTTACTGTAATAATTTTCCTGTGTTAAAATCATTCAAATACCTCCTGTGCTTCTTGCACTGCCGCTTCGAAATCAAACGGGTTTTCTGCTACTCTTGTATCGCTTTTGGATATGTCCTCTGCTTCGCCCTCGACATAAACCCCCATAAGAGAATTTGGAGTATATACCCGAGCAAAGAACGCAGCAGCACGATATGCAAGCATCTGCTCCGGCATGGTTTTCCATTTACTTCCTGTTTTTTCATACCATCCCTCTTTTTTAGCCATTTCGATCGTCACTGTAGTTCCTTTGATTTTCTCTCCACTATCTTTATATTCTGCTTCAATTCTGCATCCCCAATTATCTGTATGAGGTGTTCCATCGTACACCGGACGGACGTTTTTAAATTCTGTATTCGCCCGGATCATACTCATACAAGCCTGTCCACTCCATGTAGGCTTACCTTTTACAACATACAGGTTCTGCATGACCATCATAGGGGATACCCCCATCCGATTCGCCATATCTACTGCAATCGTGCAATCCATCGGCTTGCCTTGGTAATTCTGTGGCACCAGCTGTGATGTAGCAAACATTTTTCCGATATCAAAAATCTTTTGAAAACTCTGACTGTCCGCAAACGGACTTAATTCGTGTCTTTCTTCTTTTACAATCATTTCTTCCATATCGATTCTCCTTATAATTCAATCACTGTCAGATCTTCTTCATCTGTTGTTCTTGTTGCGATAAACTGTAATCCCTTATCTTTGCACTTCTGATACAGCTCTGTCCGCATTTTTGTAGACATTTTCTCTACTCCATCAATCAGGATGATCTGCAGTCCATTCGGTTTTTGGATCGCCACATCAATACAAAGATCAAGTTTTTCTCCGTCTGATAGATTGCTGATCGGTAGTCCGTGAATCAGTGGAACGCCATTTACAACCGTAAGACCAGAAATTGGAATAGTTGCAGTTTCTAAAATTTCCCCAGGAAGAGACCGTGCCTTTTCGATTTTCTTCGTAAATTCTTCGGATTCCGCTTTTAATCGCTCCACTTCGTTCTGTAGATCAACCATTCGCCGATATTCATTCAAGTGGGATTTCATCTCTTCCGCATAAGATGCCTGATTCTGCAATTCCGAGTAATCCTGCACTTCTTTTTCGGACAATTCCTTGTACTCTTCTACAGAGCTGTCATATTTCGCAACATTCGCTTCATATTCTTTTACGATTACTTCTGCTTTGTCCGCTTTTCTTTCTTCCATGCCAGCAAGCATTGTTTGATTTTCTCTTAACTGAGCCTGCAGTCTTTCGTTCTCTTTCAAAAGCCGCTCCCGCTCTGCGGTAAATGACCTTTCCAATGCAGATAATTTAATCTCTTTATCCGCTTCGAACGACCGGACTTTATTATCTCTCTGCTCGATGAATCGCTTTGCTTTCTCGATCTGCTCATTTTCTTTTCTAATGCGCTCGATTTCCTGATACAGCTGTCCAAGATTTTCATTTTCCCATTTTTCTGCATCGTATCCAGACGGGATAGCATCTGCGATATCCTCAACAAATGATTTTTTATTCCGAATATCTCTATTCACATCCTGCCGATTCCTGTAATACATGCCGTTTTCCGACTGTATATCATTCAAAACTTGTAAAATATTCTGATCGTAAGATACCCAATCTGGAATTTCACCAAACCATTCACGAATTGTCTGCAATGACCAGTCATACTGGATCATATCAAGCAAAATTGCATTCTGCTCTTTTTCGGATTTCTCCATAAATTCAACTGGCGACAGCTGCAGTGGAGTAAAAATATCTTTCAAAAATGTTTCCGGACTCCCCACCTCATGACCGTTCTGCTTCACGCTCTTGTAATCCGCTTGATTCGTTCTTGCCTTCCGATTGATTCTCAATCCGTTATCTGTTTCAATCAGAATTTCCCCCTCTGTTTCTCCGTTTCTCACAACATACTTGCGATTTGACTTATTTGTAAGTGCGTACCGAATCGCATCAATCACGGAAGATTTGCCTGCTCCATTTGTTCCGGAAAGCTCTACACTCTTTCCGTCTCCTTCATATTCTGTAATTCCATAAAGATTTTTGATCTTAATTTTCGTAATTTTCATTTACAAACTTCTCCTTTTCGTCTACAATTTAAATGATTTAATTTCTTGAGCGCTCGAGGGTTGCCACCCTGTGACAGCACTCTTTTTTAATACCCAAACACCAACCACCACCCGATCACCGCCAGCACAAACCCGATCACAGCTGCTGCAACCTTGTGCCAGTAAGGCTTGTCCTGCTCCGGTAACTCAACAGATACGGAGCGGATATCCCAGCTGTTTAATGTGTTTGGCTGCTGAGTGGTCTGGCAGTGGTAGGTTCCTTTAATCTCCATGCTTGTCCTCCTTTCTACCGCCTAGGCGGTTTTCTCTTCTGTCCTCTTTTCAAGTGTGTACTCGATTTTCACATGTTCCTGTTCTTCGATTAGAGATATCAACACTTGTATGATTTTTTCCATATCTGGCTTCATAAAATCACCTCTCTAATATGTATGATGGTTAGATTGTCCATGATATGTTGTCCTAGTCATCTTCTTTCTCTTCCACAGCATCCATGTCTGATCTTGCTTTCAAAATATCCATGCTATTTTTTGCAAGCATAAATCCCTGTGGGTCATTCTCTGCCAGATACTTTGCTTTTTTCACCATTTCTGCAATCTCTTTTCTGTCTTTTTCGCTCATGTGTACCTCCTATGCTGCATTTAAAAACTTATTGATAAAATACTGCTGACCTTTACCGGTTACTTTTGTGGTTTTGTTAATCCGAACGGAACCATCTGGATTCATAGCTGTTGTCTCTTTCACTTCAAACAGCCCTAAATTCATAGATTTCTGTGTGGGCGAGTTCCATTCAGTTCCTTTTCTCTTACTCAGATACCCATTTTCACGCAACCACTCAAATAAGCGCTTCTGCCCTGTTTCAACGCCGTTCTGTTTCAAAATCTTCGCCAGATCGCCGATTAAGATGGATGTATGACTGGTAGCGACAGCATCCGCAAATATCGCTTTCGGCTTCATTTCCTCAATTTGCGCTGTCTGCTCTTCGATTGTCTTCTGCGCTTCTAAGACCGCCAGTGCAAGGAGTTCTTTGCCCTGTGGAACGTGTTCTTTGATGACGTTTTCCATCTGGTGAAATCGCTTGATGTATTTTGCTGTGAACTCTGTACCTTTGACTCCTGTGAGCTTATGGGCGATAAATTCGCAACCCTCTTTTGTGATTAGGTAGCACGGATATTCTTTTCCTCTCTCATTTTTATACTTAGATTCCGTAAAGAAATCTGACTCACCAATTTTGGAGAGTGAAAGTTGTTCGATGTATGTGCGGATATCTCTAAGCAATTTATCATGTGCTTTCCCCACCATCTCAGCCACTTCCCGGCTGTCTAATTTCTGCTGTAACTCGTTCAATGCCTTTTACCTCCTATTTTTATTGCCATCGTAACCTCCGTGGCGGGATTGCTTTCTTTTTGCTTATCTCCTATACTGTAAATACAGGGCACTGCCATGCCCGAGTATTACGAAAGGAGCAATCTTATGAGACGTTGTAATTCACCTTTTAACGGAAAGCAATTTGTTTTAAACAAAAACACTGGTGAAATTCACGATCTAGACCGCGAAACACAGCAATGTCAAATCGATGAAATAAAACCAGAACATGTTTTTAACTGCGACACTTATACAGAAGCTGTGATTTTTGCTTCCATGCTTGCTGTAAACAGAAACGGCTGCGCTTACTGCATGCCTGAAAAGAATAGAGGATAA